AGCGGTCAAGTCGTACAAGTCAGCCAACGTCTAATCCTTTAGACGCTTAGGTTGAGCGGCAGGGAGTCGGGCTTCGGCTCGGCTCCCTGTTGCATTAGCAGGAGGGAAGAATGGACATCTGGCACAAGATCAAGAAACTGGCTGGCAAGGGTGCGCCTAGAATCAACGCAGAGGCACATCCCAGCCTCGTAGAGCGCGCCATCGTCGTAAGGTGGGGCAATACAGCCACAATCAAGCGAACGCCTGTCCAGTGGCGGGAGAAGGGGAAAAGCGAGTGAGCGAGCAGCGCATCAGCAGCAGGCAAGTCTCAGTCGGCACGGCTGCCGTCGCCATCGGCGAGGGCTTGGTACCTGGCTCAACCTTTGTGCTGCATACCGACACTCAGGGCAACCACAACATCTTCATTGGGCCAGTCGGCGTCACAACCTCCACAGGCTTTGCGCTGCATAGTGGTAGCAACCTCATACTGAGCGTTCCTGAGCGCGTGCAGTTGTATGCTGTCACCGAATCAGGCACGCACGAGTTGTTTGTCCTACAAATCGGAGGTCGCTAGATGTCATACGCAACCCTCGCAGAGTTCAAGAGCGCAATCGGGATCGGCACTGCCGACGTCACCGATGACACCGCGTTGCAGTCGGTGCTTGATGCAACCGACGCGCTGATTGACCTATACACCGACCGCAAGAACGGATTCGGCACCGCGACCGAGACGCGCTACTACACCGCGACCGACTACCAGTACGTCCTCGTGGACGACCTCGTGAGCGTCACGACGCTGACGACAGATGACGATGCCAACGGCACGTACGAGACAACGTGGACCGCAGGGACCGACTACAACCTCGCGCCAGGCAACGCAGCTCTGGACGGCTGGCCGTACAACGAGATCGACGTCTCGGTGACGTGGCCGCGCAACTTCCCACGCGACGTCTATCGCGGCGTCAAGGTGGTCGGCGTCTTCGGATGGCCGTCCGTGCCAAACGCAGTGAAGCAGGCGGCAATCATCCAAGCCGGAGCAGTGTGGTCAAGCCGCACCTCGCCGTTCGGCGTGATCGGATCACAAGACCTCGGCGGCATCCTGCGCCAAGCGCGTGCGCTGCATCCTGAATCGCAAGTATTGCTGGAGGCATACCGACGACGTGAAGGTCTAGCTCGATGAGCTTCAATGACCGAACGATCATCGCTGGACTCGCCGCGCACCTGACGGCGCAGACGCCACCAACTGGCTACGTCCTTCGCACGGTTCACTCCTTCCCACCTGACAATCTCGCAGTTGTCCCAGCGGCGGTGATCATCCCAGGCGATGACACCATCTCCTACGGAGCCAGCAATCGCCAAGTGACCCTGACGCTGAACGTCGTGGTCTACATCCAGCCGCAGGCTGACCTCGGGCGCAAGTACGCCGACTTGATGACGTGGCGAACGTGGCTGCGCGACAGCCTCATTGACGGCGTGACGCTCGATGGTACGGATGCGGTCGCGCAGGCGAGCGTGACTTCCACGAACATCGGCACCGACACTTGGGCTGATCAGGACTACCTGACAATCACCGCGACCGTTGAGATCGCAAGCGTGGAGGCAATCGCCACCAGTGCCTAATCTCAAGAAGCCTCTGAGCTACCCAGTCATCAGCCACATTGACGTGCAGTTCGTGCCAGGCTCAATCCCACAGGGAGAGTTCGTGGCTGGTCTGCCGTCGGACGGTAGTATCATCAGCGCACCTGTGGTTCAGGCAGAGGCTTGGATCGCAGCAGGAATCGCCAAGCGTGCCGCGACTGCGGCTGAAGACAAGGAGAACGACTAATGCCAGCCGCATCCGCAGGGAACGTACTGTTCAGCAAGTTGGTCGCCTTCAAGGAGGCGACGCCTGGAACTATTCCGACGCTGACCAGCGGCGGCCGCAAGATGCTCGTCACGCCAACTGGCGTGATCAGCGATGGCGTGACCATTGAACTCGGCGCCGAGCGATCTGTTGCACTTCGCAACCCGCTCATCGGCTCCACCGGCACGATCGTCTCCATTGAGCCAACCCTGAGCGCCACCGTTCCTGCGGTGAGCGTCGGCGAACTTCCAATCTGGCTCTCAATGACGAAGACCGACACCGTGAGCGGCACGGCTGCTCCATACGAGTGGGACTACGACTACTCGATGACGGCGGCGAACTCGCCGACCTCCTACTCGCTCGTCGCCACCGATGGGCTTCAGCAGTACGTCGCCAACTATTGCCTCGCTGAGTCAATCACCATCGCGGCTGACCGCAACGGACTGACGAACCTGAGCGCCAATCTCTTCGCGCAGAACGTTGCGAAGAACAGCGCGACACTCGCCGAAGGCACACCGACGTCACCGTTTATGGCGGGACGCCTCTGGAACGCCTTCCAGCACGGCAGCACCTTCCCAGGCACGGCAGACGGCACGGCGTACGAATACCTGCTTGACTTCTCACTGGAGTTCAACGCAGGCATCACGCGCCAGTCGTACCTTGCAGGCACGGTGGTCTTCAGCACACACGCGGAGAGCAACCCATTCACCGGCACGCTGACGATGACGGTCTCCTCGACCGCTTCGGCAGTCAGCACTTGGTACGACGCCTACCGCGCAGCTACGCCGAAGGGCGTGCGCCTGACGTGGAGCAACGGCACCTACTCGGCGCACATCCTTGCGATGATCGTGCCGACCGAAGTGCAGGAACTCGCAGGGAGTGAAGATGGGCTAACCACGATGAGCGTGGTCGGCACACTCGTCTACGACACGACGAGCGCGAAGAGCCTTCGCATCGTGGTGAACAGCGACTTGGCGGCGTTGCCGTAAGTTCAACCTAGTAGCAGAGGAGGAGGGTAGATGAGCCAGAGCAAGCCACAGTTCCGCACTGTTGAAGTGACCCTTGCCGCACCCTTTGAGGGATGGACGGCGACAATGAAGGCAGAGGGAGTTCCTGCTCGCGTCTTCATTGAGCTGCAAAGCGGCAACGCAGAGCGCGCACTCACGGCACTCAAGCGTCTCGTGGTGAAGCACAACTTCCTCACCGACGAGGGCGCACCGGCAGAAGACGTTCTTGACGCGCCGATGGACGCGCTCAGCGATGCCATCACGAAGTGGAGCGACGCGGTAGCAGCACTCCCCCCTCGATAAGGCTCGACGCCCAGCGGCTGGCGGCGGGTCGGACTCTCTCGCCGCATCCACTCATCGCGGCTCATCTGATCGCTGAGAAGTTCCACATCCCACCGCACGAGGTTCTGGAGTGGGAGGCAGAAGACTTCGCTCGTACACTTGCGCTGATGTCCGACCTACAACCAAAGGAGCGCAACGGTGGCCGCTAACTCGCTTGACCGTCTGACGATCTCCTTCAACGTGGACTCCAACTACAAGGCGCTACGTCTCGGAATCTTGCAGGGTGCAAATCCAGGTGCGTACAAGCGCCTGCTAAGCATTGCCACGCTGAACGCAGCTCGCACGATGGTCAAGCCAATGCGAGCCGAGGCTCCAGTCGGCAAGACCACGAAGACGCCAGGCAGACTCCGCAAGTCCGTGACGGCACGCCGCGCACGCTTCAACACGCCTGCGGCAGTGGTCGGTCCGAGGGCTGGACGCAGCCGCGACGGTGGTAGTGGTGGAGCGTGGTATCGCTGGTTCGTCACCAGTGGGATCAGTGGAGTTCGCCAAACCAAGAACGGACCGAAGGCGGTCAAGGCGGTTCCAGCCAATCCATTCGTGACGCGAGTCTCCAAGAACGAGGCGCGCCAGAAGACCTCAATGGAAGCGATGGCGAAGACGGTAGAATCCTACTTCAACAATGGACCATTCCGCAGAACTATCTTGAGTTTCAAAAGAGGGAGATTCTAAATGGCGTTCGGGTCTGACCGTTCAGCAAACTTCGTCATCGCGGCAAAGGATGCCGCCACTCAGCCGCTTGGCAGGATTGGCAAGGCGATGGGAACGTTGCAGCGGACTGCTGGCACCGCGTTCAAGGCAATCGGCGCAGCGGCAATCGCAGCCGGAGCAGCAGTCGTAGCCTTCGCAGCCAACGCGGTGATGGCCGCAGCGGAGGATGAGAAGCAGACCATCCGACTCACCGCAGCACTCAAGGCTCGCGGATACGAGATGGATCAACTCTCGCCAAAGATTGAAGAGCAGATCAAGTCAATGGCTCGTCTTGGCTTCACCGATGACCAGGTGCGCGCTGGGCTAGAAGTCGGAAGCCGATTCTTCAAGAATCAAGAGAACCTCCTGCGCGCCAACGCGGTCGCCGCCAACATCGCCGCAGCCACCGGCAAGGACCTCAGCACGGTGATGCTCGCAATCGGGCGAGGAGCAGCGGGTAGCACGCGCGGCTTGATGACGCTCGGCATCGAGGTGGAGAAGGGCGCCAAGCTCAAGGACATCCTGCGAGCAGCCGATGAGAAGTATCTCGGCGTCGCTGAGGAAGTCGCCAACAGCACGAGCGGAAAGTTCGCTGCCGCGCAGATTCGCTTCAACGAAGCCATTGAGACATTCGGCTCCAAGTTGCTCCCAGTGGTCAATGAGGCGCTCGCCTTCCTGACCGAGACTGCGCTTCCTGCCTTCGAGCAGTTGATGGAGGACCTCGGACCAATCTTCACCGACCTCGTAGACAACTATGTGCGACCTCTGGTGGATTCGGTTGGGGAACTCTTCGCAGTCTTTGACAGCGGGGACGGCTCAATCAACCTGCTGGTGATTGCACTCACCCCACTCAAGTTGGCGCTTGAGGCAATCAAGATTGTCATTGACGCGATCGTTGCAGGGCTGAAGATTATTGGAATCGGTGGTGGCAACGCGGCAGCAAAGAACCTTGAATCAGCGGCGGCAGGTGCAGGATACGGAGGAGGTTCGTTCATCAACCCGATGAACGCTGGCGGAGGCACCAACACGACGCTGACGACCAGCACGAACCTGTACCTCGATGGCAGGATCGTCGCGCAGTCGGTGAACAAGTATCTCGGACCTACGCTCAGGGCGGGTGGACCCAACCGCACAGGAGGGCGCTAAATGGCGACCGCGCCGTATCAACTCTGGCTTGATTGCCCGCCAATCGCCTCAGCCGTTCGCGTCTCCTCAACGGTCACCGTCACAACGGTCTCAACGCACGGCCTCGTCGTAGGCTCAGTCATCGCCCTGGAAGGCGTCACCGGCACGGCTGGCACCTCGATGGTAGGCGCGTGGACTGTTGCCACGACCCCAAGCGGCACTACATTCACGATCACCTCGGCTGGCTCCGCAGGCACCGCAACCGTGACCACAGTGCTTGGCAGCGGCACCGCGTCGCAGACGTCGTACAGCGCCGCACTCTCGCAGGACCTGTTCGCGCCACTCACTGACTTCGGCACGGCGGTGCGCCAGCAGGCGCTCTACGTTCCGCTTGAGTCTGTTCAGATGGCTCAGTCTGGCGACGGCTCAGGCGCCACGATGTCCTTCACCATTCGTCAGGACGACACTCCAGCCGTAGGGCCGTGGTGGACGCTCATCCCTGACGAGGCTCGCGTGCGCCTGATTCAGAAGGACACTGGGTCAAGCCCAGCAACCGACGGCACCGACGTTCTCTTCCTCGGCACGATCAGTTCGCTCAACGCGCAGCTCAGCGGCTCTGGTCAAGGCTCACAGACATCGGTGCAGGTGGTGGACTCTAACGCGGCGCTCGACCGGCTCGTGGTCTTCGGCAAGCCTTTGAGCAGCAAGGCGGTGGACAACCCCGCGAATATGGTGCGCGCCTCCAATGTGGTCACGGTCACGACCCGCGCAGCGCACGGCTACGGCGTCGGTCAGAAGGTCGTTATCAGCGGCGCGCTCGGCGGTGGTGGAACTTCGTTCAACGGCAACTTCACCATTGCGTCAACCCCAAGCGACTACACATTCACCTTCGCGCAGACAGGCTCAAACGCAACGGCACAATCCGCTCTGTCAATCACAGGCATCACCCGCGAAGGAAAGACTGGATATATGCGCGTCTCCTTCGGCGTGGACCACGGCCTGCTCGATGGTCAGACTATCTGGATTGCCGGTGCGACCACCTCGCCAGCAGGGTCAGAGATGGAGAACCTCGTGAACAACAAGTTCACAGGGTCAGCCGTCACCTTCAAGAACCCAACCACGAAGGTTGCTGATACCACCCGCGTCTGGGTTCGCCTTGCCACAACGCCTGGCACCTAT